GTAGAAGCCACCCTGCACGGCGTTTATGGCGAGGACATCGTGATTCGCTTCAACCGGCCGACGTACGTCAAGGTCTGGTTCAAGGTTGGCGTCACTCTGAGCCCGAACACAAATCCGCCTACCAACTATGTCGAGCTTGTCAAAGAGCAGATTCTGGAAAAAATGAGCGCACTGGGGGCGGGCGAGAACGTCATCCCGCAGAAGTTCAACCTTCAGGTGTCTGGCATCGACTACATCGACGTGTGGCTGTACGCAACACCGAATGACGGCGATATGCCCACTGGCTACACCCAGCGCAGCGTGTCCATCTCGGCACGGGAGCGGGCCGTTACGGACGAAAACAGGATTGAGGTGGTCATGGATGGCTGATTACGTCCAGAAGCTCCGGGATGATCTTGTGGAGCAGTTCAAGGGCAAGCCGGTCATCGACGCGCTCATGGAGGCCGTTGGTGATGAGCTGAACGAGGTTCGACAGTTCTACGAAGACCTGCGCGACAAGCGGAATATCCAGACCGCAGTTGGGAAGCAGCTTGATGGCATCGGCGACAATGCGGTTCTGACCCGCCTTGAAGCCGGTGCTTTGGCCTGCGCCAAAGAATCTGTGTATGTACTGGATGATGATGCCTACCGGACGTACCTGATATACAAAATCTGGAAGAACACCAACAACTGCACCTACTATGACATCATCCGGGCGTTCAAAATGTTTTGGGATAAGCCCCTGCATTACCGCGAGGACCCGGCCATCCCGGCCACCATGATTTTTGAAACCGATGCCCTGACACCGGAGGCTGACGTTTCAAAACTGCTGAACGCTCCGTTCATCAAGGCGGCGGGTGTGGCAATTCTGGTGGTGGCGAACACCGCGGCTCCTGAAATGGTCGCAGATGTGCCGGTCGAGGGCATTCTGGGCCGGGGCTATACGACAACGACCCTGCCGGAGATTGAAACCGGCGAAGCATTCATCGACACTGTGCTGCCGGTCCCGGCTGCACAGAACATCACGCAGACAAAACTGCCTGAACTTGAGGAGGATGAGTTATGAGCTACTATGGCTTTGTTGTTACTGACAGCGGCCGAGAGCTGATTGCCAAGCTGGTTGCCGGGCAGCAGCTCCCGATTTCCAAGATTATGGTGGGCAGCGGCACTATCCCGGATGATGTGAAGCCGGCCACAATGACCGCGCTGGTCGAGCCGGTGGCCGCTGGCACATCGACCGCCCCGGTCTATGATGGGGCCAGCGTCCGCATGATCGTGGAGTACCGCTCCGACCTGAACGGCGGTCTTGACCACGGATTTTGGCTCCGGGAGTTCGGCGTGTTCGCCTTTGACCCGGACAAGGGTGAAGTCCTCATCTACTATGGCACGCTGGGTGACTACCCGCAGTACGTCAGCGCTGCATCCAATACCGGCGTGGATGTCCGCCGCTTCCCGGTGTGCATCGTCATCGGCGAGGGGCTGGGAGTCACCGTAGACTACAAATGCGAGGCGTGGATGACGGCGGAAGATGTGGAGCAGTATTGCTCGGTCACGATGCTCCCGGCATTCCTGAAGGAAGCGCAGAAGCTCGTAGATGCCCACAACGACGATGAGGAGGCTCACCACTCCATCCAGAACAGTATCTCCGACGTGTCCGCCCGTCTGGCTCTGCTGGAGCTGATGTTCAATACCTCCGTCACCGGGAACCCGTTCACGATTACGTTTGAGACGCTGGACGGCACGGTGGTGGAAGGTGTCTGGAACACCACGGCAAAAAGAATCGAGTTCTAATGAAACGAATGAACTTATCCCGTTCACCGCCGCTCAATTTGAAACAAAATTTTACGCCGGAAATTCAATAAAAGGAGGCCTTTTTTATGGCTTATGTAACCTTGGATTCCAAAGCAGTCGGCAGCATCATCAAGCTGAAAGTAAATGGTTCTGCCAAAGATTTCATCGTCGTCCATCAGGGCAAGCCGTCCAGCGTCTATGACGATAGCTGCGCCGGAACGTGGCTTCTGATGCAGGACATCTACGAAAGCCGCCAGTGGGATAGCTCGAACACCAACGATTATGCCAACAGTACCATCCACTCTTACCTGAACGGCGTATTCCTGGGTCTGTTCGAGTCGAACGTCAGGAATGCGATCAAACAGGTAAAGATTCCGTATCGCAAGGGCCACGGTACGTCCACGACCGTCACCAGCGGCTCGAATGGCCTGTCTGCGAAGATCTTCCTGCTCAGTACGACCGAAACGAGTTTCAGCTACTCCTATATGCCGAGAGGCGAGGGTGCAGAGCTAGCCTATTTCAAGGGCTGTGCAGACAGTGATTCGGATTCCAAGCGTGTTGCCTATCTCAACGGTTCTGCCGTCGGCTGGTGGCTCCGCTCTCCGGGCTGCAACATCACCTCCAACCGCGCGCTGGCGGTCGGCTCCGCTGGCACCAGTGGCGACACCAACTGCTCCAACTCGCGCGGCATTCGCCCCGCTTTGATTCTGCCCTCTTCTCTCTTGGTGTCTGACGATGGCGCGGTCTCGACTAACACCGCACCATCTACCCCGGGCAGCATCTCCGTTCCTTCGTCCATCATGGGCGGCACGAACATTTCGATCTCGTGGGCAAAAAGCTCTGATGCTGAGAGCAATCTCGCCGGCTACAAGGTAGAGCGTTCGACCAACGGCGGCAGTTCGTGGAGTCAGATTTATCAGGGTACTGCCACCAGCACCACGAACAACGTCGCCTTCGGCACCACGTCCGTGATGTACCGTGTCAAGGCATACGACACCGAGGGTCTGGAGTCTGGCTGGCGCACCAGTTCGCAGGTAACGGTGGTCAACAACAACGCCCCGTCTGCGCCGCCATCCATCGCGGTGCCGAATGATGTCAAGGGCGGCAGCACGCTGGTGATCTCGTGGACTGCGGCCAGTGACAGCGATGGCAACCTGAGCGGCTACATTCTGGAGCGCAGCACCAACGGCGGTAGCACCTACACGCAGGTGTACAAGGGCAATGCTCTGACCTACACCGACACCATCACCAAGGGCTGGTCCACCGTGATGTACCGTGTCAAGGCGTATGACAGCTATGACGCTCAGTCTGGCTACACCACGTCCACCAAGCGCACGGTCGATAACAACACCGCACCGACCATCACGACCTCCAGCGCAGCCAACCTCGGCACGAAGTCCAGCGGCTTCACCATCTCGTACTCCGTGGATGATGAGGATGCGGTGGACACCCTGACCGTCACCGAAAAGCTGGACGGCACGACCAAGCGCACCTACACCGCGACCCGCAAGACCACCAACAGCTTCGCCGTCACCGGCGAATATTTCCAGAAAATTACGAACGGCAGTCACACCATGACCGTTACCGTGACCGATGGCAAAGCCACCGTCACCAAGAAGTTTACCTTTACGAAGGCCGTCACCGCCGCCAACATCACGCTGGCGCAGCCGATGGAGGCGGATGCCCAGATCACGCTCTGCGCCATCACCGTCGGCGGTCTGATTCCCGCCGACGCTGTGTTCAAGGTGGAGGTCACGAACAACGGCAAGGACAGTTCGCCGGTATGGGAGGACGCCACCACCGAGGCCCGGAATGGCCGGAACCATTTGTTCACGAACCAGACTGCGACCAACGGCTTTGCATTCAATTTCCGCGTTACCGCAGAGCGCGGCGCAAGCGGCGAGAGCGGTTATATCGCTTCGATTCAGGGAGGTTTCCAGTAATGGGTTTGAAAAGAGTAAGAGTCGATTCTGTAGCCAAGTTGCAGAAGAAGAAAACGATGGCGGAATTGCAGGAGGAGAATGAAGCCCTGAAAACCAAGGTTTCTTCTCTGGAAACCAACCTCGTTAATACCCAGATGGCGCTGTGCGACGTGTACGAACAGCTCATCGCGGTCACATCCGCCGCAGATAAGGAGGCATAATCATGGCAGAAGTCTATGCAAACCTCATCCACCGGTGGCGGAAAACCATCGAGCAGGTGCCTGAGAACCTGCGGGAAGAAGTCAAGGCCATTCTCGCGGCGGACGGCAACGCATGAGCCGCCTGCGGGAATTTGCCTTAAAAATATTACTGAGAAAGGAGAAAGGCATCATGGCAGTCATCTATGCAACCCTCATTGTGAATGGCAAGAAGACCCTCGATCAGGTTCCGGCGCTGATTCGGAAGCAGGTTGAGGAAATCCTGAAGGACCTCGAAGTCGAGGTCCTTCAGGATTTCCTCAACCTGCTTCCGAATC